GCTACTACTGTTTCTACTTCAAACACTTCGGGTGCTTTAGTAGTAAGTGGTGGTATGGGTCTTGCTCAAAATTTATATATGGGCGGCTTGGCAGACATTGACGGAGCGGCAACAATTGGCGGTATATTAACAGCCAATGGTGCTACAGCACTTAACGGTGCGGTAACAGTTGCGGGTTCACAAACAATAAGCATGGGTGCTAACAGAGTAACTGGAGTTGCTGATCCTACTGCGGCTCAAGATGCGGCTACTAAGGCGTATGTTGATGCAGGAACATCTACAAGACTAGAGCAAGGTAATACTACTGCTACGGTTACAGATGCTGGAACAGGTAACTTTACTGTTGAAGTTGATTCAACTACAGCATTAGTGGCGGCGGCAACCGGCGTTACTATGAACTCTGCTACAGTTTCAGACTTAACTAACAATAGAATTACTATTGCTGGTACGGCTGGCGCTTTAGAAGATGATGCTAACTTAACATTTGACGGTACAACGTTTAGTGTTTCTTCAAGTTTTACAGTTGCTCATGCAAGTGGTAACACCGCAATAGGTGGTACTTGTGATGTAACTGGTAAACTTACTGCTAGTGCGGCTTTTGAAGCCGACGGCGAAGCAACATTGGCAAGTGCGGTCATTGAAGACCTAACAAGTGGTCGTGTTGTATATGCTGGTACGGCTGGTGCTATTCAAGATAGTGCTAACCTAACCTTTGATGGTACTACACTAACTACTACGGCTGTAGCGGTTGATAACCTTACAGCAGACGGTAATACTATTGCATCTACTAGCGGTAAATTAATATTCGCTGGTGTTGCAGGACAAGAGATTGTATTCAACGAAGCAAGTGCTGATGTTGACTTTAGAATTGAATCTGACAATGATGCTAATGCATTAACTGTTCAAGGTTCTTCTGGCAATGTAGGAATGGGAACGGCTACGCCAACTACCGATGTTACATTACACATCTCTGCTACTGACTCTATGATTATACCAGTAGGTACAACAGGACAACGTCCTGGAACACCTGCAACAGGTATGTATAGATTCAATACTACTCTTGGTGCTCAAGAAATCTATGATGGTTCTTCTTGGAACGCGGGTGCTGACTTTACAGTTATGACAGCAGATGCTTTTGCTGGTAATGATGTTGCGGTCGCATTTACTCTAAGTTCAGCAGGAACTACTTCTACAACATTGGTAGCAATCAATGGTGTGGTACAAATTCCAACTACTGCTTACGCGGTGAGTGGAACTACATTGACATTTACAGAAGCCCCGGCTACTGGAGATGCCATAGATGCTAGAGTACTAACTACTACAAGCACTATTACTGCGATGCAAGACACTGATGCTGATACTCACATCAATGTTGAAACTACTGCTGACGCTGACGAAATTCAGTTCACAACAGCAGGAACGGCTATTGCTAAATTTACTAGTGCTGGACTATTACCAAATGTGAACTCCAATGGTACAACAGGTTTTGATTTGGGTGCCTCAAACGCTCAATGGAAAGATATGTATGTATCCTCAGGGTCACTATGGGTTAATGGTAAAGAAGTACTTCAAGATGATAGTGGTACAATAACTATGGGTACTGATGCGAACCAAAACTTAAAAGTTGCTTCAGGATCAGGCTCAGGTTTACTACAATTAGACGGTGGTGCTGGTATATCTGTATTGAAAACAACTGAAATGGGAAGTGGTGTAACACTTACTGCTCACTCAGATGATAATTCAACTGGTGTACTATTACCAGATGGCTCTAAGTCAGGTAACGTAACAACAACTGGTAACTTAATCCAGAATGCTGTTACAGACCAGAACTTGGTATTACAATCAAACGGTTCAGGTGTTGTTCAAGTAAACGATGCGTGTACTGTTACAGGCGAATTGATTGTTTCAGGAAACTTAACTGTAAACGGTTCAACAACAACTGTTAGTTCAACTAACACAACTGTTGAAGATCCGCTACAAATTTGGGCAACTGGACAATCCGGTGCTCCTGCTTATGACTCAGGTTGGGTTGTAGAGCGTGGATCAAGTGATAACGTAGCAATGATTTGGGACGAAAGTGCCGATGAATTTAGTGCTATTGTTACACCTGAAGATGGTTCAACGGCTGGTAATGCCACTGTTAGTTCTTATGCTAATATGCATTGTGGTACGTTAACTGGTACAGCAACAGCGGCACAATACGCTGACTTGGCTGAGTGTTATGCGGCAGATGCCGATTACGCTCCAGGCACAGTTGTACACTTTGGTGGAAGCCATGAAGTATCACTTTGTGATGCAGATGGTGATAAATCCGTAGCAGGTGTTGTTACATCTAATCCTGCTTACTTAATGAATGACGGCATGGAAGCCGATCATAAATGCCATGTAGCACTTGTTGGTAGAGTGCCTTGTAAAGTTACAGGGTCTGTACACAAAGGCGACATGATGGTAAGTGCTGGAAACGGTGCGGCAAGATCCGAAGCAGATCCGAAAATGGGCCAAGTAATTGGTAAAGCATTAGAAGATCACGAAGGTGACGGTACTATTGAAGTAGTTGTAGGCAGAATGTAAGCCAAACAAATTACTAAAATATCTAAAGGGCGGGTTTACTCGCCCTTTTTTTATTGCCAATAAACACTACAGCATTTAAGTCGGACAATAAGTAATGTTATGCTAGGAAAAAATAGTGACCAGTATGATGGCGAGTTTTTTATTACCTCAATAAAGTACGAAAATAATCAACGTAAAGAAACTAGAGAATGGATACCACGAACGGTATACAACGACACCCATATGGGTTATGCGATTGTTATTGGTAATGGTGAAACTAGAGAAAATTTTAATATAAATTTCTTATTAGGGCATAGGGGTGGAGTGTTAGGTTCTATGGCCGCTCAAACTTATGGATGTAATGCTTTGTCTAGAGAATTTCAATGCGATTTTTTAGTTGCTACAGGTAAAGATCTTGTTGATGAGATTGCTAACAGTACTGAATATTCAGATAAACCTTATACTGATGAGAGAATTGTTTATACAACAGCACCTAATTGTTTAGCACATCCTGGTAAATTTCATTTAGTTCCTTATAATGTACAAATGAATGCTGGAGCAATGGCAGTTTACCTAGCGGCGTTTGATAAGCATAACAATATTTACATGATAGGCTTTGAAGGCCAGCACGGCGGCGAAGGATATAATAGTAATATATATGCTGGAACACCAGGGTATATGCCACGAAATCATACAGTATCAAGTGCTAAATGGGAGGCAAATATGTGTCAAGTATTTGGAGCATACCCAAACATATCATTTACTATTGTTGACAATAATACCAATGGGTATCCTGATAGTTATAAGTGGTATAAAAATGTAAGGTATATTGCTTATAGAGAGTTTATACAAGAATTAGATATAGGTTCTTTTAAGCACGATTAAGTTATATATTGACTTATTAACGTTTTTAATTTTTCATTAATAGCATCAATATTTAAAGTATTATACAATCCAGGGTGTAGTGGTTTAGGAAAATGATCAATGTCTACCCAAGCATATCCAACGTGTTCGTGATTTAAATCAGGTATAAATTCTTCCTCAATAATATTAACAAACGTTTCATATATAAAATTATTTTTGTTGTGAGTAAATTTTTCTATAGGAATAGTTTTAACAATATCAGGTAATGAGCCTAGTTCTTCTTTTATTTCTCTACACATAGCCTGATAAACAGTTTCAGTATTTTCAACTTTGCCACCAACTAGTGCCCATGTAAATTTATATGTTTTAGTATTTCTTAAAACAAAAAGAAAACGGTTTGTTTTACGAGCCCAAAATAAACAACCGACACTATTTAAAGTACCAGTCGCCATTTTCCCGCTTCGTATTCTCCTTCGTAACTTTTTATCCATTTTGATCCGTCCCATTTATATTGAATTCCGGTTGTTGCGTTAGTTAGATATTCTGTATCAGTTTTTTTAGTAGAAGCATCATACACTACTTGCCATTTATTGCTTGTATATTGTATAATATCGTTCGCTGAGGCTATCAAATCTTCGTTACTAGCACCCTTCCAAGCATCCGCACCATCTACATTACTTGAAGCACCTATGTCTGTTATAATTAAGTATCTTTGCCCGTCTGCTGAAGCAATTAAACCTGAACCCGGCCCTTTCTTACTTGGATCAACAATAGCATCAATAGGATCTAATGTATTTGTTGGTATTGTATCTGAATCAACAGTAAACAATAGTATGTCTTTGTCTGTTGGATGTAGTGCCACAGTACCAACAACTTCATCACCATCTGGTTCTGATGTTAATGATACTCTTAATTGACTAGTGCCGTTAGCAAGAGTGGCAGTACCTGTTGTTGTTAATTTACCCCAATTATTAATAAGAGTCGCCCAATCAGGCCTAGGCCCAATAGCACTTGTACTAATAACAGTAGATGTACCTTGGTTAACAGCATCTGCTGAATCAATTAGTTGTGCTTGACCATTTAATAGTATAATACCGTACTGGTTTGGTGTGATAGCAATTCTATCGCCGTATAAAAGTCCGATGTCTAAGTCTTTAATAGAACCAGAGTTGTCGTGTATACCACTAACAATGCTTCTAATAACACCTAATTTTTTAATTCTAGCAGGTAAACTTAACCATATAGGCATTGAAAAAGTTAATGTTGCGATATCAATTTGGTCGTCTGTACCTGTAGGAATACTTCTACTTGACCAACTTTGACTAGTTAGTTCAACATAACTTAAACTAGTCCAGTCAATGTAATTGTCTGTACTTTGTATTTCTAAATCAGGATTAAACAAGGTTAAAATTTGTTCTAGCAGTTGTAATTTTTGTTCTGTGTTCGTTGTCCATATATCAGTGTTCATTTGTAATCTATATGGTGTTGGCATGGCACGTTCAATAGTGTATGCTTCGCCTTGTTGTTGAGTGTATGCTCCAGTATTTTCATCTACACCTCTTGTACGAACTTGCATTTTGTCGACAAAACTTGGTTGTTGCATTCTGTCTCTATCATATTGTAAGTCGCTGATATGAACTGTAATAAGAGGTGCTGTAGGAATACCATTTTCGCTATTATGTTTCATAATAGCGGCCGCTTGTCTGCTTGAATCACCGTAACGTACTGGTACTTGATAAAGTGTTATAGTTCCGTCCCTACCCTTACCAAATTCTACTTGGTAATGTGAAAACATTTTAACAAATTGTAAGATAAATCTACGAATTTGTTCATCGTAAAAATAAGTTCTCATTATTCGTCTTCCTCAGGCTCTAATGCTTTGCTTAAACCAGTTCTACCTGATTTTGCTTGACCTTTATTGTCAATATA